GGCGAGGCGGGTGCGGCGGCAGAAGCGGGGCGATCGCAGACCAGAGGTCGTCGGGAAGAAGCGGGCGAGCCATACCACCCCAACGCCCAACAGACCCGATCGTGCCGTTCTGTTAGGCGCTCTTAGAATGCCAGCGTCAGGCGCAGCGTCGCCATATTTTTCGCGGATTGCCTGCACTTTGTCGTAGGCGCGGCCGGCTTCCTTGAACTGCTTGATCGCATCTTTGCCCGCCGCAATGATCTTATCCGGGCTGGCATCAGGGCTATGGACTGCCGCGGCCACGCTGTTCAGGCTGCTCTCCAGGCCGCTGATGTGCTCGCCGAGTGCCGCCATGGCCTTGTCATGCCGTGCCTGGTCCTTGGGCTCGTAACCCTCGCCGGGCTCGTACTCCTCGCCGTCGTCGTCGTGCGAACCGCCCCCTCCGCCGGTCGACGAGAACTTCCCGTCGTCGTCACGCGGATGGTCTTCCTCGTTCCACGATTTGGCGAGACCGAGCGTACCGAACATCTGCAGCCCGCGCCGTATGTTCATGTGATTACTCACTTCAGCTTCGCTGCGGTGACGTGAGGCTTCAAGACGTCAAGCGCATCGTCGATGCTGGACCGGAATTCGTCGGCATCATCGACATCGGTGGATTCGCTCTCGGCAAATCCGTACTCGCCCAGGACCTCGTTGTGCTCGGTGAGCGCATCGAGCGCCTTGGCGTGCTCCTTTTCGACGGTCGCGCCGATCCGCTTGAGCGCCGTGATGTGCTCGGCCGCCTGCTTTCGCGCCGCATGAATGTTGCCGAGGTGCCGGTCCAGGCGGGCGTCGATGGCGTGCATCCGCGCCTCGTCCTCGGGCTGGAACGTGGCGTTGTCGACGGCGTGGTCGCCCGAGGTCCACCGGCCGCTGGCGTCGCGGGGGTGGTCCCCCTCGTTGAAGGTCTTGGCGAGGCTGGGCGCGCCAAAGTTGCGGACGAGGCCGGTCATCGCCGTGGCCATGCTCGGCTCCTTGGGTCGTGTCGAATCGGGTTGACGTTGAGGTCTGCGGTGGGACGCGCTACACTCCTGGGCAGCCGCCAGTCGTTCCGGACGTGTCAGCTCAGGCCGGTTCTGAACCGCGCATCGAGCATGGCGGTGCTACTTCTTCCACAGCGTGACGACTTCGATCCGCCGCTTTCCGCGCTGGATCTCGCCGATGCATGTGTAGGTCACGCCGTCGATGGCCTTCGTAAAGACCAGGCGTGGTTGACCGTTCGCCTTGGAGGCAGGACCAGCCTGGACGGTGTCCGGTCGTCGAACGATCACGGCAACCTGCGCGAAGTCCTCTTTAGAGACGGGGATTTGCCCCCGCGCCCTCTCCTGCGCCGAGCCGTGCTTGGCGAGAATGTGCTTGATGCCTTCATTGGTCAGGGTGTGCTTGAAGCCACGCACATCAACCCCGGTGAGAGCGTGGATCCTTGCCGCCCTCGTCACCGTGCCGAGGCTGGCGCGAACGACGGGAGCCGCCTTCTGGCCGGCCGCGCTGAGGGCGGACGAGAGACCGGACGTCCACCGGCCGCGCTCGTCCCGCTCCTGACGTGGATCATACGCCTTGCCGACCGCCTCCGGTGGGTCCTCGACAACCGGCCCCACCACGCAGCGGCATTTCGGGTGCGCCGGGGTGGTGTCGTCCCCGCTCGGAAACTCGTCGTCGAGATCGATCGGCCCGGCCTCGGCGTTAGCCTGGCAGGCCGCGCAGCAGCCGTCCTCGGCGAACCACTGCTTTCGGACCCCGACGCCGGCCTCGCGCGCCGCGTGGTAGCTCTCCAGCGAGGCCTGGCCGTTGACGGACGCCACCTCGGTCTCGGCGATCGTCAGGGCCCGTTCGGCCGAGAAGGCGTAGGAGCCTTCGATCTCGTCGGCGATCGCGTCCGAGCCGATGTTGCGGGACAGCCCCGAGACGATCGTCTCCCGCAGCATCTCGCGGGTCGTCTCGTCGATCCGGTAGGAGGCGCGCCGGGCCTCGACGAGGTTGCCGTCGGCGTCCCAGCGCATCCCGACCAGTTCGGCGGCTCGGGCACGGGCCTGGGCGACGGCTCCCTCGTTGACCTGATCGACCAGGGTGTCCAGCCCGTCGGCGCCGACTTGCGCCATCGTCCGGCGCACTGCGTCGGAGGCGACGCCCGCCAGATCATCGGCGAGGTCCGGCGCAAGGCCCCCGAGGTCGGAGAGGTCGAGCCGGTCGACGAAGCGGTCTGCCTCACGCCGGGCCTGCTCCGCATCCTCGGGGTCCGGCGCTGCCTTGGCGAGCTTGCCGAACCCGCGCGCCGCTGCGACCGCCTCGTCACGGATACGGGTGAGCGCACCTGCAATCCGCCCCGTGATCGCCCGGATGGCCCGGCGCGTGGCCGGCCGGTCGAAAGGGAGGGGGTCCGGCCGCCTCCACCGCTTGCTGAAGGCCGCCTTCCCGGCCGGCGCCCCGATCGCCGCGACCTTGTCGTGCCAGGCGCGCCGGCGCTCCTCGATTGCCGCCAGCGCCGCTTCGCGCACATCCTCGTCGAAGTCGCCGTGTGCTTCCTCGACGTGCCGGCTCATCTCGTCGAGCGCGGCATCCACGGTGGCGGCGAGCTCGCGGCGCAACTCCGCCAGGATCCCGACGCCCTCGGCCTTGAGCAGCCCGCCGAGGCCCGCACCATCGAGCGCGCCGGTGACGAGGCTCGTGGCCGCCTCTTCATCGACGCCGGCCTCGGACATGAGGTGGCGGGCGACCTTCTCGGCGGCGTTGGTGAGCAGGGAATCCGCGGCGTAGGTCGCCAGGGCGACAACGGCCGGCGCCGTCCCACCGCTCATCGCCGTGACGACGGCGCCGCCGGCGAGGAGGGCCGCCGCGATCGCGGTGTTGCGCACCACCCCGCGGAACGTCTCGCGCGCCTTCTCCTCCCGGGTCTTCGCCGTTGCATCGCCGCTCGCGCTGCCGCCTCCGCCGCTGGTCCACTTGCCGTCGGCGGCCCGGGGCTGATCCGGGTCGAACTTGGCGAGGTCGAACTTGGCGAGGTCGAACTTGGCGAGGTCGAACTTGGCCAAATCGAACCTGGCGAGGAGCCGCTTGGCGACCCCGTCCTCGTCGTCCTGCTCCTGCCCGCCGCCCTGCGCCCCGAACGCACCACCTGGCCCCGGCGGCGGGCCGAGCAGGTCCATGGCCGCCTTCTTGGCCTCCAGCGTGTTCGCGTCGATCGGCACGTAACCGGATCCGGTGAGCACCATCAGCTGGTTGGCCGCCGGCGACGGGTCGGGATCGAGGCCGTCCTTCGCCCGCACCTCGTTGATGCTCATCAGACCCGAGGAGGCCTTGCCCCGCAGGATCTCGGCCTGCCGCGCCTCGTCGATCTGCGCGTCCTCGGCCCAGGCGAATTCGAGCTCGGGCGCGCCGAGGTCGTCGGCGAGCACGTCGTCGATCAGGCCCTTCACCCAGTCGAGGAGCGGCGCCAGGCCTTCCTCCTCGGCGATTTCCTTCTGGGTGTCCGCGCTCGCGCGGTTCATCTGCTTGAGCAGGGCCTGCGGCGAGGTCGAGAAGGCGAAGCAGACGACGCGGGCCAGCCACTCGTCGAACTCGCCCTTCAGCTCCGGCTCGCGGGTCTGGATGAAGGTCTTGGCGACGCCGCCGGGCACGAACTTGGCCTTGCGACGGCGCGCCTGGTTGCCCTCGAACAGCGAGTCCCAGTGGTTCTGGAATGCCGCGATCTGGTCGGGCGTCCAGGTGTCGGGCACGCCGATCAGCGAATCGGGGACATTGCCCGAGGTGTAATATTCCAGGGTCCCGACCTGCCGGCGCAGGGCGATGTTGACCGTGGTCATCACCTGCTCGACGGGCGAGTAGCCGTAGACCCGGTTCACGCGCCGGTTCCGCGGCCGGTAGAGCAGGTCGTTGGCGGTGTAGTTCACCGCCGGCAGGCCCTTGAGGATCTGCTGGTAGGCGTCGGGCCACTCGGTCTCGCCGGCGCGCAGCATCGGCTCGGGGACGCGGCCCCAGTCGTCGACCAGCGGCTTGATCGTGGCGCCGTCGATCGGCTCCAGGGCCAGCAGGTTGCCGGAGTAGTCGCGGCGCTTCAGCAACGACAGGGCGTCGAGGACCAGCACGTCCTCGAGCACCATGCGCAGCCAGTCGTCCCACCGGTGCAGCCCGTCGGGCTTGCGCAGCCACGCGACGAGTGCCGCGGTCCGGCGGTCGACCGCCCGCCCTTCGCGCGGCCGGATCGTCCAGTCCATCCGGGCGACCTGATCCTTGCGCGTCTCGATGACGAGCCGGAGCAGGTCGTAGCCGTCGGCGAGCCGCCGCAGCATGTCGAACCCGACCGGCTCGTAGGCCCGGGCGGTGGTGGCGAGGTTGTAGCCGACCGGGAAATCCCAGGCGCGGCCACGCACCTCCGGCGGGGCGGAGGGCGGCATGGGTACGCCCGGCCCGAACCAGCCCGAGCCCTGGCCGGGCGCGGCGTAGCGGAGGTTGAGCGTCAGCGGCGACAGGGAGATGCCCTGGACGCCGCCGCGCGACGGGTTCGCCATTCTCGCTCCGGATCCGGCCCGCGCGCCGCCGTCAGGCCGACGGCTCGCCCTTCGTCTCGCCCTTGGTCGCGCGCTTCGCCGCCTCCTGCTGCTGCGCCTCGGTGCCGGCGGGCTGCGTGGCGTTACCGGTGTTGGCCTCCGGGCTCGTCATGGCCTGGGGCGCGCCGGCACGCTGGGCGGCCTCGGCCGCGGCCGCCGCATCGGCCTCCTTGTGGAGGGTCACGACCGGATCCTGCCCGAGGTCGAGCGGGCGGCCATGGGGCGGGACGGCGCCGCCATAATCCTGGTGCTGCTGGGTGATGTCGGCCGGACTCTCGCGACGGCCGGCCTCGCGCTGCGCCGGGTCGAGCGCGGTGGCGCCCTCGATCGCCGCGGTGGGCGAGGGCGAGGTGATGGGGGCCGCGGTCGCGGTATCAGGATCGCCCGCCTGTTGCTGGACGACGAAGCCGGCGCCGATCAGGTCGCGCACGTCGGACGAATCGACCGTGACGGTGCCGTCGGGGGCGATCGTGTAGTTGCGGCCGGACCGACTGGCCTGGATCTGGCCGCCGACGCCCGGGGGCGCCTTGAGGACGACTTTCGGCATCATGGCTGGGGTTCTCCTGGACGAGGACGCGGTGCCGGACGGGCGCGGCGGAGACGCTGGTGGACGTGTGGGTGCGGGTGGCTCTCAGGCCGCGTCGTCGGCGGCATCCACGAACCCTGCCGCCCGCAGCGGCCCGGCATCCTCGCTCGCCACCCGCACCAGCCCGGCCGCGTCGGGCACGTAGCGCGCGCCGGTGAGCCCGATGACCGTCCCAGTGCCGGGCGGGGCTCGCATCGCGACCTGCCCGGCTACGACGCCCGACGGCATGGACCAGCCGTGCTGCGGGGCCGGGATAGCGGGCACGGCCTCGGCCTCCCGGCGGTAGAACTCCAGGATCCCCTCGCCGCCCTTCACGCCGGCAAGCTCGTTGAAGGCGTCGCTCGCGGCGTCCACTTGGTCGTCGTGCGAGCCGGACGGGAACATGCCGAGCTCCTGCAGGAAGGCGTCGTTCCAGGGCGCCCGAACCAGCCGCACGTTGCCCTGCTCGACCTGGGCGGCGAGCGGCCGGGCTCGGGTGTCCTTGGCGCCCGTGACCGGCAGGGCGGTGACGATGTAGCCGGCGAGCGCTGCGACGAGATCCTGAGCCTGCGCCTTGCCGGCCTGCCCCGGATCCTGCGGCAGCCGGATCGCGACGTCGCCGCCGTCCTGGCGCGCGGTGTCGAACAGGAGCGTGCGGACGGCGCCCGGGGTCTTCTGCACCCGCCTCACGTCGAGGACATAGAACGCACCGTCCTCGCCCCGGCCGATCTTCACCCCCGCCGTCCAGTCGCCGCCCCTGGTCGTCCCGGCGAGGTCCCAGCCCCGCACCGCCTTCGTGATGCGGGGGAGCGCATCGACGATCTCGATCTTGCCGACCTGGAACAGGCCGCCGTGCCGCGGCGCCGGCCGCTGCTGGAACTGCCCGGCGACGGCATAGGCGCCGAGCGGGATCTTGTCGCGCTCCACCACCTCGCGCGGGAAGCGGGCCGGGAACAGCAGCTCGCCGTCCTCTGTCCGTGGATCGCGGAAGCCGATGGAGGTGACGCACCGGCGGTCCGGCTCGAACTCCATCGGCAGCATCAGGTGCTCGTAGCCGAGATCCTTCGACAGGATCACGCCCGAGACGTCGCGCTCGTGAAGGCGCTGCATCACCACCACGATCGCGGAGCGCTTCGGGTCGGTGAGGCGGGTCGGCACCGATTCCAGGAACGTGGTGGTGACGCTGCCGCGCTCCGCCTCGCTCTCGGCGCTGTCGACCGAATGGGGATCGTCGATGATGACCCGGTCGCCGCGGGAACCGGTCAGGCTCTTGAACGCCATGGCGTCCCGAACGCCGGTCCTCGTGTTCTCGAACTTGGTCTTCGCGTTCTGGTCGCCGGTGAGAACCACCCGGTCGCCCCAGAGCCCCCGATACCAGTCCGAGGTGACCAGCCGCCTTGCCTTGAGGTTGTCGCGCACCGCGAGCGGGATGCTGTGCGAGGTCGCCACCACGCGGGTCGCGGGGCGGTTCCGCGGCCCCCATTCCCAGGTCGGCCAGAACACCCCGACCATCAGGCTCTTCATCGTGCCGGGCGGCACGTTGATCAGCAGCCGGGTGATCTGTCCGGCGGTCACCGCCTCCAGGTGCTCGGCGATCGCGTCGATGTGCCAGCCGTGGATGTAGGGCGCAGCGGGCTCGACGATGGGCCAGGCCCGCCGCACGTAGCCGGCGAGGCTCCCCTCGCAGTCGAGCCGATCAAGCTCCCGCAGCAGGGTCTTCGGGTTGGCCAGCCAGGCGCTCGGCGATGGCGCGGAGCTGGTCCCGTTGGCCCTGGTCGAGACGGTCGAGCGCGGCACGGAGATCGGCCCTGGTCGCCGGTTCGAGCCCGGCCGGATCGGCATCGAGGTTGTGCGCCTGCCGCTCGAGCGGGATCAGGCGGGCGGTGACCCGGGACAGCTTCTCCAGCAGGTCGCCGGGGCTCTCCCGTTCCCCGAGCAGCGGGCCGTCGGGCTGGCCGCCGTGGAGGTGCGTGGCGAGGCGGTCGGCCAGCACGCGCTTCAGGCCGTGGAGCTGCTGCAGGTCCCGCCGGTGGGAGGTGACGACGTCGAACCCGATCTGGGCCGAGGTCTCGATGATCTCCGCATCGGTACGCGTGCGTGGAGCTTGCGCACCGCTGCTGCGTACCAGCTTCTCACGGACCGCGTCCCGGACCTTATCTGCGAGCGCCCGGGTCCAGCCGGCGGCCTTGGCCCGCTTGCGGATCGCGCCCTCGCTGATGCCATGGGCCTTGGCGATCTCGCGGACGGAGAGCTGGCCGGCGCGGTAGGCGGCCTCGATCGCTTCCCAGTCGGTGTTGGCGGGCATGGAGGCGCCGGAGGCGTGAGGACGGGCGGGTCGGGGGCCGGACGCCCCCTCCCCTCAGCAGCCGCCGCTCGCGCTGCTGCTAGAGCTGTCGGTCGAGCAGCTGGACGACGAGCCGCTATCCGAGCCGCCGAAGGAGAACCAGCCGCCCGACCCGGCGACGCCCGCGGTACTCGCGGCGGAGGTGTCGGAGGCGTGGGACGGAGCGTAGTCCACGGCGCTGGAATCCTCCCGGCGCCGGAGCGTGTCCGGAGACGCCGTGCTCCGGAACAGGATGCGACTGAGCCACTCGAACATGCGGAGCCTCCCGGGCTGCCCGATGGTCCGAGGAGGATAGCAGGCCCGGGGCGGCGCCGACAGCGCCTCTGCGGAAGGGCGCTTGGTGCGCATCCGCCAATGCATCCGCAGGGCGGGTGAAAACTCACCGCAGCCCTGCATGCGCCCAGAATTACCCTGCGGCGCGGACATGATCAAGCGGGACCGTCGCCCTGTGCCGCTTGCCCATCGCCTCGAACACCACGTCGATGCGCTGGCCCGGCAGGGTGTGCCGCACGCGCTCCACGAAGGCGTCGAGCTCGGCCGAGCCGACGCGGACCTTCACCGCCTCTCCCGCTGCAAAGGCCGCCTCGGCGGTGCGGGTGAAGGCGTTGGCGGCGATGGCTTCCTCCAGCAGGCCGACGATGCGCTTCGGCACCGCCCGCGGCTGCTGCCCGCTCGACAGGATGCCGAGCACGCCCGGGACGGCCCGCAGCGGGTACCAGGACGCGCCCTCGGGCACGCCGAGGAAGACGTAGCGGGGGAAGACCGGCCGCTCGACCAGCATGCGCCGGCGGGCGTGGCTCACCTCGACGAGGCCGGTGGGCAGGAGGGCGGGATAGGCGCGGGCCTCGGCGGCGTCGCGGACGGCGGTCTCGCGGTTCGCCGCCACGTAGGCGGCGACCCAGAGGCGGATCGCGGACGGGGTGTCGGTGGTCGGCATGGTCGGCCGGATCTCCGTGGCGGGAGACCCGGACCGGGCGGGGGCGTGGCGGGCGGATCATACCACCGGAGCGCCCTCAACCCCCTCCCCCGAGTTCTTGACGGTGTAAAAAGCCGTTCGCTGGAGAGAGGGCATGGAGAGCAGGTCTAACAATGAAGGGGAGAGGGATAGGAGGGAAGAAGGGTAAAAAGATTTTTTCTTTTATATTTATAGAGTTAGAGCTTGGAGTTTTTGCACCGGCGGACTTTCTGCTGGCGGTGCAGGAAGGCGGCGAGCGGGTTTCTCCCAGGGTGCAAAAAGGATTCTGCGCGACGGCAGTGGCGTAAAATGGATTGTCTACACAGAGGCGAGAAGATAATCGATCAGTCTGCAAGCTCTATAATCGGTAAGCAAATCCATAACTTATACGATGGTCAAACGCAAATATAATCATTGAATTGAATCGTTTATTTTATGAACAACGCAGGAATGTTGATATCACATTTCGTCCCGAGCAAACGGAAAATTTGCACAGAATGGGGAATTTACAAGCCTGTTCAGTGCTGACACCATAATTTCCTGATTCGTATCTGGAGGCAATAGCATGCGATCGAAGGCCATGATGCTTGCTATCTTGTCGAATTTTTTTTGCTTAACTCCTGTATTTGCTCAATTGGACGAAGACGGATTGGTAAAACTTCGACAGTCGGCACAGAAATACAAAATTGAAATCCAAAAATATTTCGACTCAAGGCCTATTTTAACGCTTCCTGATGATTTAGATGAATTCCCTGGTTTCAAGGTGACAAAGAATTCAAGCGGGAAGAATGTTGTTTTACCATCTGGCGACGAAGAATACGTGAGATGTATGCGTGGAGCATGGGAAACATTCGGCATTGCCAGCACAGCCGGAATCGCAACCGCTACAATCCCTGGTGCTGTGATTGGTATTGGTGCCGGCGGTACGCAGGCGATCTTGGATGCACATAGTTGTGCGGAACAGAACGCCAGTCGGTTGTTCGAGGTTCTCGCTAATCTGGAGGCGGATGGTCAAGCTAAAGGCATATCCGTACAGATGGATGCCTTCAGCAAGGAACTTACAGGCATGCAAGGTGAGTTGATCGGACTCCGCGGGTCCGTAGTTGCGTCACAGCTTCTGATCAAGGAACAGATGCAAAAATCATTCAACGAACTTCTATCTAAAGCCGTAACTCAAGAAGATATGGAAAAAATAGTATCGGCAGGAATGAATCATATAAAAGATAATACTCGAAAGTATTTTGTAGAACTGAGGCAACGACAAATCGCCAATGACGAGATGAGTAAACTGCAATCAAATATCCAGCTAACGCAGCAAGGCTTGACTTCGCTGGTAAACGTTGCATTTCGAGATAATCCAAAACTTGCTAATAAGATTAATCGTGGGATTGGGGGCGCAGCAGAATTGGCGAAAATAGGTGTCGCTCTTTCAGCGGCAGCTAATCCTTTCACAGCAGTGATGCTGTCATTAAAGGCTATGGGAGTCATGGCCTCGATCTTCGGAGGCGGTGATGGAGGTGCCGCTTTTAATCAAATTATATTTGATAACATTCAAGCTTTAAGAAAAGACATCTCGGAAATGCGAGACGAGATGCGCACTCGTTTCGATGCAATTGATCGATCATTGATTGTCGTCGCTGACTATATGCGATCGGGATTCATTGTTATCGACGGTAAATTGGATAATTTACGTGCCGCCCTCGGCGATATTCGAGAGGAAGGCGAGATTAGAGCAAAAATTCAAGAGTCTGCAATTTCATATTTGCTAAGTGGGGCGTTAAGCGTTAGTTCTCAGAGATGTCTCAAGGGAGACGCAAGTCAATCCGTAGATAGAAACGCATATAGCACTTGCTTGGGTGATTTCAAGTTATACGCAACAGATGTCGCCCGCCTTGACATGATCGCGGGCAGCGGACGCATCGCGGCAGATCCGCTTGGTACTGTGAGCAATATGTTCTATCTTTCGGTCGATTCAGGAAGGAGTATTGGATACCTGTCCGCTTTGAATCGAAAAATCACCAATGCACCAGTTGTCGCGGAGGCACCAAGCCCGCTTGAGTGGGTCAAAGGTGTTCAGGCCTATCTTGAGTTACTCAGCCGCTATCATCGGCTTGAAAAGGTTCGCAGCGAAGTAGCTAAGTCGGAAATTATAAATAACGAGCAAGATAATATTAATAGTATGATCGATGCCGGTAATGAAATCAAAAAACGTGCGCGTTACTTAAGGCGCGACGGCATTATTGCCTTGATAGATTTGTATAATGATGAAACAAAAAAATTTATAAACGATATAGTGCCAATAATATATAGAGAACTTGCGAAAAGACCTTTAGGCGTAACTAAGGAGCAAACCACTAGAAAAGAATGGATCATTCAGGTCAATGGGCACTCTTCAGTGTTCAGTCCTTGTGGTTCAATTACGCGCGAAATTGCAGGCATTGATGATGTAATTGCATCGGAGGGTGACTGGCAGAGCTTCGAACACGGAGAGCGATGCTGGCCGTCTGCCTTCACAAATAAAGACAACGATGCAGCCTTGAAGCAACAAGGATTGAGATTTGCCCGTAGTCAGTCAGATGGAGAATTCGAGATAAAATCCCTTAGAACAAAAAATGAAGCAACCATTCGAATTCAAGAAAAATACCTTGAAAAACAGATTGTTTCAAAATTTTCGCCGCAGACTTTAGAAATGTTGTCACTGTCGATTGCTGCGACATTAAAATCCGATGAGTCGAGCCGTACAATGTACCGCCTTGCTTTTTTACATGAGCTTATATTGCAGCAAATCATGATAGGGTCCAATGACACATCAGACGCTAATCTGCCAGATAAAATTAAGCTTGTTCAATCACTGCCAACGTCAGCTTCTCAAATCCGCGAGTTGATTGACAGACTAACGTATAAGTCCGAAAAAATCTTGCGAGTGGCATTTTCCGAAGGGATGGCCGACCTATTTAATGGCGAGAAAAAGCGCGTTTCTGATGCAATTAGAGCAATGCCAGATAATGACAATTTTCCATTTATCGAGCCTTCGCTGCGACAGCTCCGCGCGGTTCGTATAAATTAAGATCAGTAATGAATCGTGACAACAATTCCCAGAGTGCTCGCTTGTGCAAAAGTTCGTCGCCAACGAACAACCTGGATTGAGATGCGCGCCCGGATCCAAATAACACCCACCGGGCTCCAGATGGAAGATGATGCGTTATCGCCCTCGTGTCAGCTCCAGATCGGCGTGGACGGCACTACGGGCCTCCAGCGCAGCCATGACGCTATCCAATCGTCGATACTCCTTAGTGCATGCGATGGGCCGGCTGGTTTGCGTCCTGCAGGCGCGGGAAGGCGTGCTGTCCTGCCGGGAGCCTCCGAAGCCGCAAGCGGCGCCACCCTTTCGATCACGGGAAGGTTGCTCCAAGTTCGTCCATATGCCGAGGCGGCGTCCACTTAGACGTACCCCCGGCCCGAAGGGAAACGCCTTCTGGTCGGGCGCAATCGTCGCCTCGGACTGCTCTACATGGTCGATGACCAGCTCGGCGTCGCCAGCGCATGCAGGATGCTGTGGCCGAAGTGGCCGAGGCTGTGGGGCACGAGACCGGCGCGTAAAATGAAAAGGCCCGCACGATGAGCGGGCCTTGGAGATGATTGGGGATGGCGCCTTACTCCGGAGCCGGCAACGTCCTGTAGGTGGTCCTGGATCGGCCCAGCGTCCGCTCGACGACCACCTCGACCCTGCCGCTGTCGACGAGGTCGCGCATCACCGTGTCGAGCTGCCGGGCGTCCATGCGTCCGTCTACCCTGCGGTACAGCTCGGAGCGGGTGACGGGTCGATCGGCCTGCCGAATGAACGCCTCGATCTCGTCCACCGGCAGGGGCAGGGAGTTCGCCAGTGGTCCGCTCACTGCGGGTAGGCCGAGCTCCACCCACAATCGCTGCGCTGCCGCCTTTCCGAAGGTCCGCCGGCACTCGGCCACCATCCGCAAGGCTTCCTTGCGCTGATCGGCCCGCGGGGCGTAGCTGCCCGAGCGGCGGATCGAGGGCAGCACCTCGCCAGTGACCCATTTCCGGAACCGGTGCGGGAGAGTGCCGGGCGTGGTCGCTCCCTGGCACCGCAGGATGAGGGTGTAGAGGCCGCTCTCCGAAATGAGGGTCACTTCCTGCTTGCCGCCAGGGGTGTCGGAAGTTCCGACACCCTTCTCGTCTGCGTCGAGGCGCGCGATGGCATCTCGCGAGTTTGCAATCGCGAGAGCGCCGCACACGTCGGCGGCGACGAACCATGGTGCGCCGTCGCGGTCGATGACGCGCACCGGACGGGCCTCGAACTGAAAGGGAACGACGGCGCTCACGCCGTGCCTCTTGCGGCTATGATGTCGGTCAGGATTGATGCGACGAGGCGACGATCAGTCGTCGAGGCGCAGAGGCTCGCCCAGGCCAAAGGATCTCCGTCGTGGCACCAGGAGAGCGCCAAGACTTTGATCGTGAGGCCCGCGAGCGTCGTGGCGGGCTGGCGTTCGATCCTCTTCACGATGTCGCAGCATCTCAGAACGGCCCCTTCCACCGCCTCGTCAACCGCAAGGCGCTCCGCCTCCCACGCCTCGTTCAGGTCCTGGCCCAAGCTGATGAGCTCGGCATCGGGAAAGGGATCGATCAGCGCCATGGCAGCGACCGGCGCTGCCACTGACGTTGAAGCGGCAGCGCTTGCCACGAAGGACCGGCGTGTCATCAGGGCCTCGTGGGTCGCTGCCAGGGCGGAGGTGACGGGGCCACATTGGGATGTGTTAGGGGTATGCTCAGCCTGTCGCATGGGATGCTCCGTGCTTCGGGTCAGGCCCGGCAGGTGTCGCAAGCACCTTGTCGGGCCGTCCTTTATGGGATATCCCGAAATCATGAATGCGTCAATTGCGGATATCCCGAAACGTAGAGGTCGCAAGCCTTCAGGCGGGCGCAAGGAGGGCATCATGTTGCGCCTCGATCCGGATATGCTTGCCGCCCTCGACGAACTCATCGCGCGGCAACCCGACCCGAAGCCGTCTCGGCCCGAGGCGGTGAGGCAGGTGCTGGCTCAAGCGCTCGGCCTCACGTCCGTGTCCTGATCCTCGTGAGCGTGATCGCCAACGAACAGGGGATGCGCGCCGCAGACGCACCGGACCGCACCGAAGCCGTGGTTCTGAGATCATACACAGCCCTGGGCCACAGTCCGAATTTCCCTTGCATCACCCCCGAATCTGTCCTCGATATTGTCGAGCACGCGAAATTACCCAGGGTGAGAGCGGATGTCGGGGGCGGAGCGGCCGGGGGGATTGGCGATCTCCCGGGAGTGGCAACTGTCGGCGCGCCGGATCTTCTGGATCACGACCCTGATCTGCGTGGGCCTGCCTCTCCTCGGCATCGTCGCCGTGACGCGGCCGGGCTTCCACTACAAGTCCGAGCAGACGATGGTGCTCGGCATGGCGTCGTTCCTGATCCCGGCCTGGATCGTCCTCGGTGGGCTCAGCGCGCTGGTGGGATTCGGCCTCCGGGTCCATGCCGAGCCGGTCATGGTGCAACCGGCCGCTCCGCCGCCTCCACCCGATTCGGCCCCGGTTCCAGCCCCTCCCCCGCGCCGCCGCGGCCGTCCGCTCCTGATGGGGACGGCCGCATTCCTGACCTGCCTCGTCCTGACGCTCGTGCTGTCAGGCGGACGGGAACTCGCCGCAGCCCTGGCCACCGCCTTCGTGGCGGCCTGCTTCGCCGTACGCGGGGAATGGCGGGGGTGATGCACTCCCACGGCGGATGAATGGAGAAGGTTGGCTCGGGCGCTGCAAGTCGATATCCCGGCATGCCTTCGTTATGGCCTCCGTGAATCAGGGACGATTCGCGAGGCACCCGGTCGACAGACGGAAGGCGGAGGAGTTCCCCGCGATGAGACACGTTCTGCCGGCCGCACTCTGCACGCTGGGCCTGTTCGCGGTCTCGCCGGCCGCGGCCTCGGGGAAGATCTACTACGGGTCGCGCGCCGGCATGACCGTCACCGTCGTGTCGATGAGCGGCCTGGACACGGCTCAAGCGGTGATCCGCACCAGGCACACGCGCGAAGACGCGGTCGGCTTCTGCCGGGACTACGTCGGCAAGGTGACGCCCGCCTGCATCAGCGAGGAACTGGCCGTCCCGCTCAACGACCGGATCACCGCCAACTGCCCGCGCGGCGAGTTCACCGACTTCCAGGGCAACCGCTACCGCTTCGCCGGCCGGTCCCGCAGCAAGGACAGCATGGCCAAGTACGTGGTCATGAGCCTCCCGTCCAGCGAGGTGGCGGACGGCTCGAGCGCCAGCGGCTACCCGACCAACATCCGAATCTTCAAGGCACTCTGCCCGAGCCGCGTGCAGGAGGCCGAATGACTTGTGGCCCCTCTCCAGAGACATTGTTTCCACGGTACGGTGTAGTTGAGGCTGGATTAATTTAAAGCCTAGCTAAAAGAATTATATACATGATATATTATACAAAAAAATTTAAATATACATAGTCATAATTGAAATCTTCCTTTTTTCGGATCAAATTCGATCGTTCAATAATTTGAGAAAACCATACCATACGCGTTGGAGAAACACTGCTTTGGGGCGACTAATCGTGCGCCAAAGCCTATTGCAACCAGGGATCCAATGATGCGAGTATACCAAAAAACTCGGTTGTGTCGAAAGGGTCAGATGAAGAGTTACGATTCCCGTACATACGGCATAAATGATTTCGTTGAGTGGGAAGCTGCTAGACAGCTGGAACTCAATCCACGATTTCAGCGTAGATCTGTGTGGAACGATAAGGCTAAAAGTTATCTTATCGACACAATTATGCGTGGCAAGCCAATTCCAAAGGTATTTATTAGGCAAAAAATTAACGTATCTACGAAAACATCCATCAGAGAAGTGGTGGACGGACAGCAACGGCTGCGGACTATATTATCCTTTGTAAAGGACGGATTCAAAGTAAGCAAATCTCACAATAAAGATTACGGAGGCTTATTGTTTAGTCAGCTAGATGAGATTATGCAAAGCCAAATATTGTCTTATGAAATATCTGTAGATATACTAATAAATTTATCCGACTCCGAAGTATTGGATATATTCGGCCGACTCAACTCGTATGCAATAGTCTTGAACGAACAGGAAAAATTAAATGCATCTCATTTTGGTCCTTTCAAGAGTCTCGCTGATGAAATCGCGCGGTATTATACAGAGTACTGGATAAGTCAGAAAATTTTTACTCCGAATCAAGTCCTGAGGATGAACGAAGTTAATATAACTGCCGATTTGTTGATTGCGATGATGGAGGGTATCAAGGCTAAGCGTTCGATTTCAAAGTATTACGAGAAATATGAGAATAAATTCACTGGAGATGGTGACGGGCTCACACTTTGGTTTGATACAACAATATCTAAAATCGCAGAGTTATTTCCAGACGGCTTGGTTGGCACCGAATTCAACCGGCCTTTTTCTATTTTATACGCTTTTCACTTCCATTGCGCATTTTATAGCGGGAATACCGGGGCTTAGTCCGACAAGTATCGATTTGAGTGAAAAAGCTCTCTCTTCTGTGCGCAATAGGCTTGATCATATCACAGAGATTTTCGCAAATAGAGATTCTGTAATTCTCTCCGACGAAGATCGAATATTTTTGCAAGATTCAACTCGAGCAACTACTGACGAGGCTGTCAGGTCGCGGCGTACTAAATATTTAATCAGACTCATCACTGGCGAATATGCGTCAGAAAATCTGGTTGATTAACGTGCCTCAAAACGCTCTCGCGCAAATTACATCGTCTTTTATACAGTGCGACGCACTGATTGCAAGCGCCCATCAGCAAGATGCAAATGGAGCATATTTATTTACATCGATATCACGGCAGCAAATTACTCATGCTGCATTTTTGAATATGTTTATTGCTTGGGAGAATTTTTTGGAAGAAGTAATTTCTGCTTATATGACTGGCTCCACAACGATCAATGGAAGCCAGCCCGTTAGAATGGTCGCTCCCGCTTCGAGAGACGAAGCAAAAAAAATGACAGTCGGGGTCATGAAATATTTTGATTTTAGCAATCACGAATATGTCAAGCAAATATCAAACATCTATTTCCAAAATGGATATCCAGTTAGAGGTGCTATCAACAATATAAATTCCCAACTTTCCGATCTAAAAACAATGAGAAATGCCTGCGCGCATGTTTCTTCGACCACACAGAGAGCTCTAGATAGTCTTGCGCTTCGCATTTTTGGTAGTCCTGCCCCGGGTATTAGCGTTTACACGATAATTACGAGCGTTCATCCGGCCCACAATCCTGATACTGTATATCTTGTGTATCGAAATGCTTTGCTAGCAGCCGCGACGCAGATAGCGAATGGCTAGTTATTGCCAAATATTATATTAAATAATCTAGTCTTCTGATAAATGCCACTGCCTGATTTAGCATCGAAATCATATACCAATAAATAAAATATACAACTTACTAGTAAATTATAATGACGAATTTACAACGTCATGTTCGCTGCCTATTTGATGAAGCGCTACGAAATTGCAACTTGATACATCGTTCTAGGTCTTCCTTTCGTCTTTTCCAACATCTCCTCCACCTGCCCGCTAGTTACGAGGTACTTCATCACGTTGTCGAGCTGACGTGCGTCCATCCGCCCGTCCACCCGCCGGTACACCTCCGAGCGGTTCACTGGCCGCCCGGCCTGACGGATGAACCCGAGCACTGCCTTCAGCCCCGCCTGATGCTCGTTCTCGGCCATGTTCTCCCGCAGGCCGGTGACGAACAGGCTGAACGACCAGTCCACCAGCCGCTGCGCCCAGGCCATGTCCCCCTCCTCCACCTGCACGCCCGCGAGCCCGGCCTTTGCGTAGCGCCCGCAGGCGACGATCAGCGCCACGCGCTTCGTCAGCTCCGCCGCCCGGCTCCAGGCCTCGTAGAGCGGGTCGTGGTCGGCGCGGGCCAGCATCGTTTCGTCGCGCTCGCGGCAGGCGGCGTAGATCGCCTGCGCGCCGGCCGTCATCTCGACCACCACGAGCGGCGGCGGGCGGGCAGGGTCCAGCAGCGTCGCTGTCGCGCCGAGGTGCCGGCGGGGATCGACGCCGGGCGGCGGCGCGTCCTGGAACTCGAACAGGCGCCGGGCCGCCGCCACGATCGCGTCGGGCACCTCCTCCTCCGGCGCCACCCGGGCCTGCACCTTCACCCGCTCGAACCGCGGCAGCACCAGGAAGCGGTTGAGGAAGCCGTTGGAGACCATCTTCGAGCGCATCTGCTCGTAGAACGACGTGAAAGTGGTGGCGCCGTAGAGCGACAGGCACGGCCGCTGGATCAGGATGTCGCCGCGCGTGGTGGTGCTGTTGGGGATGAACGTCCCCATGCCGCGGCCCCAGAGGGTGCAGTAATCCTGCAGCATCTCGGCCTCCTGGGCGTTGGCGTTGCGGTGGCCGACCCGGCGCAGGATCTTGTCGACCTCGTCCACCACCTGCACCTGCACCGGCCGCTCGGCGAGGCGCAAAGCCAGCGACGCCGCCGAGGAGGCCGCCGCGGTGTGCAGCCGCTGCCCTCCGGTCGCCGCGTCGAGGATCTGGCGCACCGCCTCCTGCGGCCGCTCCTTGCCGGCGCCGGTGCCGGCGATCGTCATCACGTAGAGGTGGGCGCCCGAGCGCGGCGTGCCGCAATAGACCCGCCGGCCGATCAGCGTGCCGACCGTCACCAGGGCCGCCGCGGTGGCGAACAGCCGGATCGGCTTGGGGCTCGACGCCATGATCCAGTCGGCAATCTCGCCCACCAGCCCCGGCACGCGCAGGTCCGCGTCCGGGAAGTCGCGGGAATCAACGGGCGCCGGCGGCGCCTCGAGCACCTCGCCGGTCTCGGCGTCGACCGTCACGCCCGCGTGCATCTCCACCCGCCGCGGCTGCAGGTCGATGGTCAGGCCCTCGCCGTAGCCGACCCGCCCCGCCAGCCAGTCGAAGGCCTCGTCCAGGGCGTATCCTCGCGCCGCCATCACGAGGTCGAGGGGCGTGTAGGCCCGGTTGCCGTCGTGGAAGTCGCGGATGCCGTCGGGGTGGATCTTGAGGTTGGGGCTGCGCTTCTCCAGCGGCCGGCCGGTGTGCGACGGGCGCCAGACCGGCACCGCCACGTAGCCGCCGCCCCGGCGGCGCAGCTTGGGCAGGCCGAGTTCCGGCACCCAGGCGCCGAGATCCGCCATGGCGAGGTCGTTGACCCGGCGGTGCGGCGTCTCCTCCCCGGCCGGGGCCTCCCGGCGCGGCGGCCGCGGCGGCTCGGGCCGGTAGCCGAACGGCACCAGCGCCGCGGCGATGCGCTCGCCGACGTCGTCGCCGATCCACGGCAGGTCCCCGGGGGCCACTCCGTCGAGCGCCTCGAGGCGCGTCCAGCGGTAGGGCTCGCCGGTCTCGGGATGGAGCGTCGGCGGCAGCACGGTCTGCTTGCCCGGGCCGAGCAGGTCGAGCACGCGCATCGGCCTGCCGTCCGGGCCGGGCAGGTCGAAGGCCCGGGACGGGAAGGTGGGGCTCGCGCGGTAGAACAGCGTCTCGCCCTTCCGCCCGGCCTTGCCGACCGTGGTGTCGGGCAGGATCGTCAGCAGGACGGCGCGGATCGCCGCGTCGTCTGTGTCGATGTCGGCGCTCACCGTGCCGCCCGAGGGCGGGCCCAGCGCGATCCCGACGCCGGCCCCGCTCTCGGACCAGCGCTCGACCTCGACCTCGACCGGCAGGCGGTGGCGGAACCGGGCCTGCCAGTCGTCGAGGCCGGTCCAGGCGCCGTCGGCCCGCGGTACGCCCGGGCGCTTGGTGCCGGGGATGATCGGAATCGCCGCGTAGCCCCGCTCCACGAGGCGGGCCCCGATCTGCCCGTACGCACCCGGCACCGCACGCATCGCATTGGTCCTCAGAACGGCGCGGTGCGGGCGAGGAGCATCCGGCGCAACTCGTCCTCGAAGCCGACCACGACCTGCTGCAGGAAGGTCGCCCATTCCTCGGGCGTCAGGGTCGCGAGGTCGGTCTTGCCGATGGCGTCGAGGAAGGCCCCTGCCCGCTCGCCGGCCGCGTCGCGCGCCCGCCGCTCGTACTCGTCCAGCTCGATCGTCGGCATCTCGTACACGCTCCTCGCCACCCGGCCGCAATCCGGGCTGTCGCACAGCCACAGCACCGGGCGGCCCTGCTTCCCGGCCCAGCCGAAGCCGGTATTCGCTCGGCGCCGGCACACGCCGCAGATCACCGGCTCGCGGTCGCCCTTCACCCGCGCCACGGCATCGCCCTTCCCTCCCGCCGACATCAGAACGGCACGTCGGCGGAGCTCGCGGCGCGCAAGCCCTCGACGTAGGCGCGGTTGATGTTGGTCATCGCGGCATGCGAGCCGCCGTGGTCCGGGTGGTGCTCGCGGGCGAGCCGCCGGAACGCCGCCCGCACCTCGTCCGCGTGGGCAAAGGGGTCGAGGCCCAGCACACGCCACCACGCCGCGTCCTCGCGCTCGGTCACGGAGCGGGGCGCGTAGGCCCGCACCCGGGCAAGCTCGTCCGGCGCGAAGCGGCGGCTGGCGACACGGGCGAACTTGCCGTCCTGCTTCACCACGATGTGGCTCGGCCGGGCGAGCTCGCCGTCCTCCAGGCGCTCCAGCGCCTCGTCCACGCTCGCCGGCGCCGGCTGGCGGCCGCGCATGTCGCGCCACCACTTCTCGGCCTTGGCCCTGGCGACGCCCTGGTGCTCGAAGCACACCCACTCGGCGTGGCTCACGAAGCCGCAGGCATAGTCCACCCGCAGCGTCGGCGGCGCCTCCGGCTCGAACCGCTTGACGTGCCGGGCGGCCACCATGCCGGTCACCGGCACCCACGGGTCGGGCGGCGGGGGCGGCGCGCCCTGCATCACCGGTCGCTCGGCATCCGCCACCGGATCGTGCTTCGGCACCGGCCGTTCCCACTCGAATCCGCAGCCGGGCGCGGTGCAGGCGTATTCGTCGAGGCCGACGAGGGTGCTGCAGTGCGGGCAGGCCTTCGCCCGGACCGTCTCCGGCCTCACGGCCATCTCGGGCGCCGCCCGCGCCGGACCGCTTCTCGCCGGTGGGGTCAGCGCGTCCACGGGCCCGTGCCGCAGGACGTTCTGCGCGAAGTCCAGCACGAGGCAGTTGGCCTTGACGCTCTCGGCGATCGCCGCCCGCCGCTCCTCCGGGCTCGCCTCGTTCGCGTCGAAGCCGTCCGGGTAGACCGGCCGGGTGCCGCGCCCCAGGATCTGGACGTAGAGGCCGGTCGAGAGGGTCGGCCGCAGCATGGCGATGAGGTCGACGCCGGGCGCGTCGAAGCCGGTAGTGAGCACCATGGCGTTGGTCAGGCAGCGGATGCGGCCCTCCCGGAACTGCCCCACCAGCCGGTCGCGCTCGCCGGACGCGGTCTCGCCGGTCACGGTCTCGGCGGCGATGCCGCGGGCGCGGAGCGCGTTGCGCACGTTCAGCGCGTGCTCGACGCCGGCGCAGAAGGCGAGCCAGGATTGCCGGTCCCGGCCCAGAGCCACGATCTCGTCGCAGGCCGCCTCGGTCACGTCGATCTGGTCGACCGCCGCCTGCAGCTGGCCCTCCACGAACTCGCCGCCGCGCCGGGCGACGCCCGAGAGGTCGAAGCCGGTGAGCGTCGCCTTGCTGACGAGCGGTGCCAGCCAGCCGTCGCGCACCGCGTCGCCGATGCCGTAGGTGTAGACGATGCGGTCGAACAGCCGCTCGTCTCCCTGGTCGAGGCGCCCGCTGTCGAGCCGGTAGGGCGTGGCCGTGAAGCCGGCGACGCGCAGGTCGGGCACCCGCTCGCGCAAGCTATCGACGAGGGTGCGGTACATGCCGTCGCCCGACTTCGGCACGAGGTGCGCCTCGTCGATCAGCACCAGGTCGCGCTTGCCCAGCGAGTAGCCGTCCTCGCGGTAGACGCTCTGGATCGAGGCGAACAGCACCTGGGCGTGCCGGTCGCGCTGGCCGAGGCTGGCCGCGTTGATGCCGACCGGCGCGTTCGGGCACAGGCGCAGCAGCGCCTTCACGTTCTGCGCCACCAACTCCTTGACGTGGACCAGCACGAGCACCCGCATGTCGGGCCACTCGGTCAACACGAGGTCGATGAGCTGGGCGATGCAGACGGACTTGCCGGTGCCGGTGGCGAGGTCGACGAGCGGGTTGCCGCCGCCGGCCCGCCAGTAGTCCAGCAGCGCCTGCACCGTCTCCATCTGGTAGGCGCGGGAGTGCAGGGCCGCCGCGGCCGGCCGGCGCTCGAACAACGTGTCGGATCCCGGCATCATTCGTCGCCTCCGTCGCGGCGCTTGCGGTCGTACTCGGCGAGGATCCGGGCCTGCCGGCGCGCGGGCAGCGCCTCGAGGATCCGCAGCGCCCGCTCGCGACGGGCGCGGTTGAATGGGTCGCCCAGCGCCCGGGCGGCCTCGCTGGCCTCCGGGACCTTCTTCATGGCCTTGGTGAGGATCACGGCGTCCGCGCCCATGGTGAACACGCCGACGATGCCGGGCCGGAAGATCGGCATGGAGCGGAAGCGCGACATCGCCGCTACTCCGCTGCCGCGGCAGACGACCCGCCGGGGACACCCGTTTCCGTCCCACGCTCACCCTCGTCCGCCCGCCAGGTCTGAGCGGATTCCTGGCCGAACAGGCCATCCGCACTCGGCACGAGGTGGCCCGAGGCGATCGCGTCCAGCGCGCTGCGGTGCCGCGTCGATCGGCCCGACGGCTCGAACCAGCATAGGGGGGGCCCGATCTCGCGCACGCGGTGGCCGAGGCAGAGGGTCTGCCCGGCTCGGCAGCGTTCGACGATCCGGCGCACCCGTGCCGGCAGCCTCTCGATCGGGACCGTCGTGCGGGAGGCTGCTGCGCCGGGGCTCACGGGCGCCATCCCGCGGCGCCGGCGCCGTCGACCCAGGTGCTGCCGTCGGCGAGGCGATAGGTGATCGTCTCGCGGCCCTCGTCGACGTCGACCTGCTCGCCGGGCACGAGGCCGGGCACGTAGCGGTGCTGGTGGCAGCCGCGGCGCTGCTCGTCCGGGGTCAGGTGGATGTCGTGGCGGGCGCAGTGCCAGCGGCCGGCATCGCCCTCGTCCACCACCGGCGTCGCGTGCAGGCAGGTCCGGCAGTTCACACGCGCCCAGGCGCCGTCGTGGCAGACCGTCCGGGCCGGGCACCAACCGCAGGCGAAGGCGGCCTTCGCCGACGGGTCGTCATGCAGCTTTGACGGGGGCTGGTCTGCCCGGATGATGCGCTCCGCCCGGGCGACCAGCTGCAGCGCGGCCGTCGCGTCGTAGCGCACCCGCTCCGCGTAGAGCTGGTCGTCGTTCTTGTTCACGGCGACGTAGAGCGCCCGCGTCAGCCCCGTGAAATGCATGTAGAACTGCATCTGCGAGACATGGCCCGGCTTAGACCGCGCGACGCCGTCCTTCAGCAGGGCCTTGAAGCTCCTGTCGTTATGCGTCTTGCATTCGAGGACGTGCGTCGTCTTCGGCGCGTCCGGTACGCCGTCGATCGTGCCGTCGAGGTGCCCGCGCAGGTGGCCGCCGATCGACCACACGCCGAACTGCCGGCCGGTCCGGGGATCGGCGTCGGTGACCACCATGCCGGCGCTCCGCAGGTCGCCGATCAGGCGGCCCTCCTCGAGGTGGCCGGTCTCGAACAGACGGATGCGCCGCCCGTCGAGCGGTTCCGGATCGTGGACCTTGCGCCAGCCGTACCAGAGCGCGCGGTCGCACTCGGTTCCGAACTGCGACATGCCGAGATAGCCGCGATCCTCGTCGCGGCGGTTGTGCTGGAGCGCGGCGTAGACGGCCGACACGGTTGGCGCCTCGATCGGCGGGAGCTCAGCCATGGCGGCGGACCTCCACGGCGCCGTTGCCGGCCTCGGGCAGCGCGAGCGGGTCGCCGTGGCAGCACAGGCGCCGCAGGCGCACCGCACCGGGGCGCAGCTCGATCACCGCCGCGGTCGACCCGCAGGCGCGGCAGGGTTGAAGTCCGAACGGCTGCGGGCATAGCTCCGCCCTGCGCTCGATTCGCATCGTGCGTCTCCGTATCCTTGAGGGGTGCGGGGTGGAGCGGCCGGCTCCTGGCGTCCCTTCCGAGCGCCGGCCGCTCCGGCTTCCTCAGGCCGCGCGGTTGCCCCAGGGCCGCCCGCCGGCGGTGCCGGGGCGTGACGTGGCCGCTGTGCCGCCGGTCTGCGCCTGGCGCGGCGACGAGGCTTCGCCCTGGGCCTTGCCGGGCGGCGGGGCGCCGCCGGCCATAGCCGAGAACTTCTTCATCTCGTTGCGCGGGCCGTATTCGGGGTCCTGCTTGACGGTCAGGCGCACGCGCAGCGGCTTGTAGTGCAGCACCTCGCTGTCGGTGAGGTGCCCGGCGAAGCCGACCGCGTCGCAGATCTGCTTGATCTGCTCGTGCGCGATGCGCTGCGCGGTGGCGTTCGGGTTCTTGTAGTTGAGGTTCAGCCAGACCTTGCGGCCGGCGCTCGGCCCGTCCATCACCTCCAAGGTGAGCTTCAGGATCAGGCCCGTGCCGGCCTTGGTCTCGACCACGTCGCTGTCGGTGACCTGGACCATGTACTCGCCGGCCGGCAGCGGCTCGTAGGTGTTATCGATTTCGATGGTGTCGACGTCGATGCTCTCGCCGAGGTTCGCCATCCTGTTTGTCTCCTTCTGTCGGACGCGGGTGGGGATCAGGCCGCTTCGGCGGCCGGCAACTGGCGGGCCGCATCCGGCAGGTACTTCGACAGCTCGGCGAAGCCTTTGCCTGGCTGGAACATCACCTTCTCGGGCATCCCGAAGCGGTTCTTCGCCACGAAGGCGGGCCGGCCTTCGGTGTAGATCCAGCGCTGCCCGCCGCCGTCGGCCTGGGCGCGCTTCTTGCCGAAGCCCTGGTCCTCGTTCTTGATCGAGGCGTCCTGCTTCACGAGCAGGATGGCGTCGGCCTCGTCCTTGACGATGGCGCTCGCCCGCTGGTGCAGGCGCAGGTCGTAGCGCGAGTAGCTGGCCGTCTGGGGATCGTCGAAGCGATCGATCGCCGAGTGGGCGAGCAGCACGACCGTCATGCCGAGCTGCGTGCGCAGCGCGTTCAGGCCGTCGAGGAAGTCGCGCCAGAGGTAATCCGCCTCCTTGTAGCCCTTGCCGTAGCCGGGCGCCTCGATCGAGCGCCACTGGTGCAGCTCGCAGACCCGGGTCCAGACCAGCGGCTCGAGGCGGTCCAGGCCGTCGACCACCACGGTTCGGAAGGAGTGCTCCTCCTGGTAGAGCGAGCCGATCGCCTCCATCACCTGTTCGAAGGTGGTGAGCACGCCGAACGAATCGATGGTGACGCCGGACGGCGTGCCGTCCTCGACCTGGATGAACACGGCCTCCGGGAACTCCGCCGCCAGCGTCGTCTTCCCAATGCCCTCCGGGCCGTAGATCACGATGCGCGCGGCGCTCTCGTTGGTGCGCTTGCGCAGGCTCTTGAGCGAGATCGACATGGGGTTCCTTTCGTCTGCGCCTGCTCCTGGAGGATCCGGGGCGGCCGGAGCGGAGACCAGGCATCGCGCCTCGGGCCGGGCGTCAGCCCGACACTCCGGCCGCCCTCGGTGAAGGGAGGGGTTGGCCGGGGGCCGCCACGCCCCCGGCCGTCGCCACGCCCCCGACCCGGTCCGGATCGGGAAGCGAGCCCGCGGGCAGGAGCCGCTCGGCGCCGTAGAGCGCCAGCAGGGCCGCCTCTGCCCGGTTGTGGTCCTTCTTGCGCGCGAACAGCTTCGCGCTCGCCGGGAAGCGCCGGAGGGCGAGGGCGCGCCCCGCTTCCTTGCCCTCGGGGCCACCGCGCAGGCGGAAGTGGCCCTTCCAGGCCTGCGGCCGCACGAGGTGGAGCGGGATCTCCAGCATCAGCGCGACGGTACGCGCCGTGGCGTAGGACTGCCCGAAGCTGAAGGCCTGGCGCACGCCGTCGCGCGGCTGCGGGCCGACCTCCTCGAGCACGATGAGGTCCGGGCGCGGCCAGCCGCGGATCAACTCCGCGAGCGCCGCCGCGTCGATGGTCTTGTGGACCTCCGGCATGTCCGCGACGGCGAGCGACGGGCCGGAGGGCATCAGGCTGAGGAGCGCGAGGGCCCCGGTGAGGCCGGGATCAATCCCGAGCAGGCGGACCTCCGGCGTCATCGGCGCCCTCCCCGATCCACGGGGCGATCTTGAGCGCCAGCCAGCCCGAGCTCCGCATGATCCACCCAGCCAGCAGCGTCCGCGGCCGGAAGGCGAAGGGCCTCTTGCCTGACGGTCTCTTGCCGGGAGGCCTCCTGCCCGACGGCCCCGTGTCCGAGGATCTCCCGGCAGGCCCGGAGCCGGGCAAGGTGGGCACGGTACGCACGATCGACATCCTCTAGGGTGCTGGCATCGAGGGCCGCCCGGCGCAGCCGGTCCATCTCCTCGGCCTCGATGCGGCGGGCCTCGCCGTTCCAGATACCACGCACGCGGCGATCGCCGAGGCCCGTGAGCCGTGCGACCCGCGCGAGCGCGGCCTTCACGTTCTCGCCGAGCCGGACTGGCCCGGCGATCAGCTCGACGAGCTGGCGCGCCTCTGCCTGAGCAGTCATGCTACCCTCGTGACGCTCGGGACAGTCTCCCGAGAACTTGGGTGAGAATCCCGACACCTTGGGCCGCTCCTGTGTTCCTCTGCGCTCGCCGGGGAGAGCGCAGAGGCGTGAGCAGCAGGGCCGGAGGACTTGCGGTGTCCCGGACGCACGGAGTCGAGGACACGCGACCAGGGCTTGGGCGGCTGGACGGTCGCATGGAGAGGAGCGCCGGCGGCGGCCCTGGCAGGCCGTCGTCCGGTGCCGGCTTCCGGGATCACCGCCTCGCCGCGTTCCAGCGCGGCGAGAAGCGGCAGGAGCGCGGGCTGGGCCGCGCACCGGAGGACGAAGGCGTGGGCGTCGGCCAGGACCTGGGCCTGCTCGGCATGGTGCTGCACCGCCTCGTCGAGGCCGGCACACGGCGTGCCTGTCGGCAGGCCGACCTGCATCCGGGCCGCCAGGATCTCGGTGCCGCGCGCGACCACGCCGGCATGGGAGGCTGCCGCGTGGAGCCTGGCGGCGAGCGAGGACAGGCCGCCGTTGCTCATCGCGCGACCCGCACGAGCGTCACCCACCCGTCGGCGAGGCAGACCTCGCATCGGCCGTCGGCCCGGAGGCGGTAGCGGATCTTGCGACGGGTCGTCCTCATGGCTGCCTCCGGTGGGGTCGAGGGTTGCGCCCGGCCGGGCGGATGGGGGCGGAAGGGTCCGGCCGGGCGCGATCCGGGACCGCCGCCGCACGGACGCCGGACCCGGAACACGGGGGACCGGCCTCAGCCGGCCTCCGGTCTCGCGTGTAGCGGCTGCTGCGAGGCGCGCTTCGACCAGCAGCCGGCCGTCCCCGTGCCCCAGGCGAGCAGGCAGAGCAGGATCGCGGCTGCGGCCCGGATGACGGGACGCGCTGGCGCCGTGGATCTCCGGGACGTCATGCGGCCACTCCGTGGGCTTCGGCCGGGCCGCGGGCCGGCGGCTCCCACAGATCCGGTCGCAGCCGGTGCTTCGGGATGGCGCCGTCGGTCGCCCGGTCGATCCGGACGGCCAGCTCGCCGGACACCCGCCCGGCCTTCTTCGCTTTCCAGATCGCGCTCTGGGAGACGCCGCAGGCGTCGCCCAGCTTCGCTTCCGAGCCGGCCAGCGTGATCGCGGCCTGAATGAGGGATCGCACGGTCATGACATTGGACATAACCGCCTTGGTTGTTGGTTGTCAACAACCGGAATATGCGAGCGCGACCACAACCGAGGTTTTAGACTGCCGCCCCATGGACTGGCAGGACATCATCCGCGAGGGGCGGCTCGCCAAGAAGCTCAGCCAGGCGCGGCTGGCGAAGGAGGTCGGCACCTCCCAGGCGACGATCGCCAAGATCGAGCTCAAGCAGGTCGAGAGCACGGCGCACCTCGCCCGGCTGATCGAGGTGCTCGGCCTCGACCCGGCGCTCTTCCCGGATGGCGCCCAGGACGGCCGGCCGGCGCAAGCCGCGAGGCAGGCGCCGATGCCGGTCCCGGACTTCGCGCGGGATCCCGCCTACTGGGCGGCTGCGGCGGGGCTCGTCGGAGACGTGCCGCTCTTCGCCTCGGCGGAGGGCGGGGAAGGCTCGCTCCTCATCGAGCGCGACCCGATCGGCACGGTGAAGCGCCCGCCCGCCCTGCAGGGCGTGAAGGACGGCTACGCGATCTACCTCGTCGGCGAATCGATGTCGCCGGAGTTCGAGCCCGGCGACACCCTGATGGTCAACCCGCGCCTGCCCGGCCTGTCCGCGACGCCCTGCGTGTTCTATTCCGGCGCCGGGGACGAACCGCGGGCGATGGTCAAGCGGCTCGTCGGCTCCAGCGCGGAGGCGTGGCGCGTCCAGCAGTTCAACCCGGCGCGGACTTTCGAGTTGTCCCGCGATGCATGGCCGACCTGCCATCGCATTGTGTCGAAGGACTTCAGGAAATAGCCAGATGCTGAGGCTGGAACAGCGTAGACTTGCGAAAAATTATTCCAAGCGGATAGCGATTTCAACTATCTAAGATTTTTGTTTCATCCTCTTGAATTGGGATAAAGTAGTTTATCCAGAAGATTGAAGCGCGATTGTTATTTCCTCTAATTGATGTTAAGCACAATATATTATAAAATTAGAAGTAGTGTCATTGGCCGAAGAGAGGAGGGCTCGCTGGAAACGCGCTTTGACGACCTGAATTTCCAAGAGAAATGGCATACTCCGTCGAAAAATGCTGACTTAATGCGATATTCGGAGAATTTGGTTTAAATTTTGGGCCAAATGTCAGCAATATATCATGTGTCCTCGTGCGATTAACACTAGCCAAAGCTGCCCCATTGCCGCTGTTGAATCTTATAAGTTTCCAAGTAGGATTCAAGCTCCCAGTTGTTATTATTATGAACTTCGCATGGTATGTAAGACTATCTTGATTGAATACATTGCCTTGTGATATTGGCGAGGAAGGAAAATATTTTACAGACGCGAGAGCGTCTGTGAGCCATTGCGTTAAACCTAAATCACTTGTAATAAGCGGAGAGCTGCCTTTTATCTCTCCTGCGTCGTCGCATTCATCTGTTTTATATTTTCTTAAACGATCCAAATCCCAATAGCTTCCAATCTTATCCTCTCTTGTGGCTTGTGAGGACAGCGTTGCGCCCAAGCCAAGCGTGAAATTTTCGGCGGCATTGAAAGGAACTATGTATGATAACCCCGGATTTACGCTCCCTATATGATCAACTTGTAGATCAAGGGTCGATTGTACGGCCCACCCCTCTGGAAATACTCTTTGAGCCTTTACAGCCAAATAAATCGCGCAGTAAATTTTCTCTTTGACATTGGCTTCAAGAATACCGTTTGCCGAAATTTCCTGCGAGCGATTAACATCCCATGACTCTCTAATCTCAGGAAGGTATGTTCCACAGGCTGAGTTTAGTGCCAACAAGGGGCATAGCATGTATTTTATTTTCTGATATATCATCGGATATACTCACTTACCGGACAAATTGATCGGGTTGAAAGCAGGATTTGAAAATGGGCAGACGTATCCGCTACCCTCCTTGAAGGCCGGACCAACCTGGCAGAAATTTTTTGACACTCGAACTGGCCCTTTACGAGATCTCGAAATGTCAGGATAATGAGTATATCTAACGCAATTCACACCTGCAGGCTCAAGATCATCTGGGCACCATACCTGTTGAGCATATGATTCAGAATTTATTAAAACTGTAGCAGCTACGAAAGGTGCGATCGAATAACGCATAGTTCATCTCTTGATTTATATTGGCGCTGCGAAATTATCGTACCTTGGGTTCATCTATGCGTCATCACTGAAATGCCTTAGGACTGAACTGCTGTGGGCATGTGCGATATATTTACAACATGGGAATATCTAATTCTCTCTTACGCTACGAATTAGGTATTTTTCAATTAATCCTGAAGCCTACGCTCAGATTCTAAGCTCGAAAAAGTTGAGAAACTTGTAATTAAATAACTTAGACGCCCCGATTTAATCCATATATACATAATTGATATTATATGTAATGTGTTTTTACGTCTGCAAATGAGCCTTATCTCGGAAACTGCTCATTCAGACTGTACGTTGCGGTTACAAATCGACGTCAGGCTGCCCACGCCCTTCCCTTTGTTGGTCTTCGTCAGTCAGGCGGCCGCGTGCCGGACCTTCTACGGTTCGGCACAGGAAAGAGGCGGTCGTTCACATTGCCAAGCTCGTCGAGTTTCGGGCTCAGGCGCATACGGTCATGGCCACGTCCTCGGGCAATTCCCCATTGCTGAAGATCAGCACCGCGTCGTCGAACTCGCCGGTCTCGGGGTCGCCGGCGCGCGAGAACGCGAGGGTCACGACCTTGGTTGGAGCTAGCCGGCGGGCGACCGCGAGGGCCTCCTCCTCGGACCGCGCCTCGATCGGCTCGTCCATGACGTAGCCCCCATCGGCTAGAGAGAACGACTGCACCACATAATAGGTATGGCGTCCGCCATGCACCGTCACCACCGGTTGCTCCCCATGCTGAACCCGTGGTGGAAATGTTCCCTTTTTGTTCACGTAACGTCAAGCGGGCAAGCGGAGACGAACCTGTGGGGCAACAACCGACATTGTGCGCATAAGGTCGGTAATTGACAACCAACAACTTGAGTTTTAGGTTGTCGCCATCCTCTTACGGATAGCCCCATGCCGAACTCCCCCGACCTCCACCTGGACGGCCCGAGCTACCTGCCGGCCCTGCGGGCGCGCCTCGTCGAGTTTCCGCCGCCCACCGACGAGGACGCATCCGCGGCGCCCTCCCCGGTCTTAAGGGCTGGCCGCCTCACGCTCCGCGAGGCCATCGCCCACGCCGTCGTGCTGATCCTCGCCACCGCCCTCGGTCTCCTCATCGGGACGCTGGCCGGCCTGCTAATCCGCGGAGCCGCGTGATGGCCGGCATCGATCCCGCGAGCGCGGGCGCCTACGCCCAGTACGAGGCCGCCAAGGCCACCGGCCGGTCCTCGCGGCGGCCGTCGCTGGAATGGTTCTCGGACCGGCACAAGCGGCGGGCCGCCGAGCGCGACCGCCGCTTGGCCGAGGCGCGGGCTACGCGCGGTCCGGTCGGCCACGAGGCGGTCGACGCGGCCTGCGAGCACATCCGCACCGAGGCTTCCGCCGCGGCCGAAGCCGCGCGGAACGGCGGCGAGCGCGCCGACATCGCCCGGTGGACCGTGGAGGCGCTCGCCCGGAGGGACGCACGATGAGCGCTGCCGTCCCGGCCCTCACCCCTGCCCTGTGCCGCGTCCTGCGCGCCCTCGCGCGCTCCGGCGAGCCGCACAGCTACGCCAGCCTCGCCGCCGCCCAGGAGCGCTCGCCCAAGGCGCTCGAGAAGACGGTGCGGGCGCTCCGCCATGCGCTCGCCGATACGGGCGTCACGATCACGCGCCGGCGGCTCCCGGGCGAGACCGCCTCGCGCCTCTACGTCGCGGGCGATGCCGCCCTGATCGGTCGGTTGCTCAGCAAGCCGCCGGCCACCGTCCAGCCCGCCTCGCGGCGCATCGAGACCATCACGCTGCCGAGCGTCGCGGGGATCACCTACGCCTTCTCCGCCGAGGGCCGGCTGATCGTCGGCGGCGTGGTGCAGCAGGCACGGGCGGCGTGCTGATGGCTGTGCCAAGGGGCGCTATCGCTGCCGACCCGCTCGCGGAGAACGATGCCGCGAGCAGGGCCGGTCCCTTCGCCCGGCACGGCATCCGCCTGCCCCTCGCCCTGAGCGAGGCCCCGGACGAGGCTGGCGTGGTCCGCGACGCGGACGGCCGCGAGGTCTTCACGGTGAACACCGAGGGCACGTGGCCGGACCCGACCGCACATGCGGTGGCCGCCCTTCTCCTCGGCCGCGCCAACGTCGCCGCGCCGCGGGCACCAGCCGAGGCCACCGAATTCCTCGCCTCCGCGCTCGACGGCGTCCGGACGCTCCTCGCTCCCATCGCCGAGGAGTGTGACGCCGCCCTCGCGGCTCTCCAGATCGCCGACGATGCACTCGCGGATCTTCGCGACCGAGCCGGAGCGGTGCCGTGACCGCGCCCCGCCGCCCGAACGCCGTCCTCCGGGCAGGTGTCGCTCGGCGGGGCGCGCTGCCTTGCGTCCAGCCTTCCCGCCCGGCCTCCGGAAGCGCCGCTCAGCCGTCTCGGCGACCATCGGCGGTGGTGCCACTCGAGCCGTTGAGCCTGCGCGCCGCGCTGCCGCGCCGGGAGCGGCAATGAGACCCGCCACGCGCCTCCCCTCGCCCGAGCCGGTCACGCCCGAGCGCATCGAGCAGGCGCTGGTGCGGCTCGCGTCCATCGTGGTCCAGGACGGGACCGAGGTCTATCTGCCGATCCTGGAGCGACTGGAGGCCGAGCTGATCGAGGCGCGCCGGATCGGGACGCCACGGCAGAGGGCCGAACGCGTGCTGAAGGATTACGGTACCGGCTGGATTCGGGCTTGAACCCGAGCGATTCCGCTCATCGTGCAGATTGGCCGTGCGTCCGCCGTGCATCCATTTCTACACCCGCCCGGGCGGCTTGAACGCGATCCGCTGAAGCCACTCGCGCTTTTGCGACAAGCTCGGCCCCGAGCCGTAGCGCGGCCTCTGGTACTTGTGGCCCATCATCGCCGCGATCAGCTTCTCGGGCGCCTCCACGGCCGTCAGCCGGTCCTCGAAGCAGTGCCGGAACGAGTAGGCCGACTGCCCGGGCAGGTGAAGCAGCCCCGCCGCGCGCATCACCTTGTTGGTGATCGCCGAGAGCGACGCCGCCTTGTCCCGGTAGCGCGGGAAGCCTTCCGGCTGCGCCTGCGCGGCTATCAACGCCACCCCGACCAGCGGCAGCTCCCGGGCCGACTGCTCCGTCTTCATCCGCCGGCCGTCCGCCCGCACCACGACGTGCGGCACCGCATGGTCCAGCCGGATCGTCTCCGCCGTGAGATTGCAGATCTCCGACAGCCGCATCCCCGTCTCGGCCATGATGTAGAGGATGCGCCGGGCCTCGGGGTTGAGCGCGTCCAGGGCGCCGTCCGCGAGGATGCGGGTCTGCACCCACTCGGCCGTGAAGGCGACGCGCTGGCCCTGCGTCTCGCCCTCCAGCCGCAGCTCGGCGAAGACGGGTCCCATGCCGAGCCGGTGGCTGCGCTCGATCTGCCGGAGCATGCGGTTGATGTGGCCGACGTCCTTGTTGGCCGTGCCGATCTCGATGCCCTCGACGAGGACGCGCTCCTGCCACCAGGCCCGGAAGTCGAGGGCGTCGTTGCGGGTGAGCTCGGTGACGGGCTTGTCGCCGACCACCTTCAGCAGGTTGGCGAGCGCCCGCTTCTTCGGGTTGCCCCACTTGCGCAGCTGGTCGGGCGAGAGGTCCTGGCGCGAGGACTTCGTCAGGGTCTCGTACTGCTCGAACAGCTGCGACAGCATCACGGCCGGCACCGGCTCCTTGCCGAGCACCGCCCCGCGGGCCGCCGGGTCGTCGGCCGCGCTGCGCGCGGACAGGGCCTCGATCCGGGCCAGGATCTCGGCGAGCGGCTGCGCCGCCACCTCCGCGGCCGGCATGTAGCTGAAGCCGAGCTGCCGGGCGCGCTTGCGTGCCGCCTCGTAGCGCGCCTTCGCCTCCGCGCTCTGGCCGCCGGCGAGGCCCTGCCAGTAGGCCTCGAGCTCGCCGTTCATCTGCACCGCGGCGCGGGCGGCGCGCAGGCCCCGCGGGTCGTCGGCGATCCGGATGTGGGTCGTGCGCTTGACGATGCCGCGTTGGTCGAGGGCGGCGAACGTCTCCGGGACGCGCCGGACGAAGTGCCAGAAGCCCTGGCGTCGCGTGAGGAACTCGGGCAT